TCACTTCCCTTTTTTGACCGACTTAGCCGGGACTTCGGGAATAGTCCGGGACTCTGATGCATCGAGCGCCCGGCGGATGTCGTCATCGCTCGCATGGGCATAGCGCAGCGTCGTCTTGATCGACCGATGCTTGAGCGCCTCCTTGGCAGCCGCCAGATTGCCCGTCGCCCGCAGGATGCGCGTGCCTCGCGTATGGCGGAGGTCGTGAAACCGGAAATTCTCCACCTCGGCGGCCTTTTTCGCGGCGGCCCAAGGGCGCCTGAGCACCTGCTCGGTCATGGGATAACGCTCTCCCCTCCGCCTCACTGGGTGCACGCGGCCGAGCTTGTCGGTGAAGCCGGGCTTGGTGCGCTGAGCGACATAGGTGAAGACGAAGCCGGCGGCCGGCAGCTCGGTCGCACGAGGCTGGTTCGCTATCGTGACAACCATCTCTTGGGTGAGCGGCCGCTTCACGACGTCCCCGCCTTTGATGCGGGTGGTGGCGATCGCCGCGTTCATGTCGACATCGGACCAGCGCAGCCCCATCACCTCGCTCATCCGCCATCCGGTCTTCAAGGCGAACAGACAGAAATCGTAGAGGTCCGGCCGCAGATCATCGATCTGCTCGAACAGTGCAGTTTCTTCGGTCGCGCTCAGCTCGCGCGGGTCATTGTTGGGCACGTGGAGGCGCAGGGCGCCCCAATCCGGCATCTCGCCTACATCGAAGCGGCTCTTCTGCGCGTGGCGCCAGATCGCACGCCAGTCGTCGATTTCGCGGTTGACGGAGGCATTCTCCCGTCCGTCGCGGCGACGCGCCACCAGGCCGAGAAGGTCGCGCTGCGAGATCTCCGACAACAGCGTCGCCGGGGCGAACTCGGCGAGTAGCACCTTGATGCGGGTTTCGACGTTTCGCCAGGACGGCTTGGCACCCACCTTGTCTTCATAGAGCCCGGACGCTTCGTCGAGGGTGATCGGCGGGCGCTCCTTCCCGCCGTTTACCGCCTTCGCGCGTTCCTTTTCCTCATAACTCAGCGCAGAGCGTTTGGTCTTGAGCCCCGTCGAGCCGTGAAAGCGACGACCTTTCCAGACGAAGTCGAAGTGGAAATACGGCGAGTTTTTCGGCTTGTAGACGGACATTCTGGAGCCTTCCGGGCGCGGCTGGCGACAAATTCGTCACAGTCCTCGGGCCGGTATCTGATTTTTCGGTCGGTGATGGCAACATAGCGGATGGACCCTTCGCGCCTGAGCTGGCGAAGGGTCTTCGTACAGACATGGAGCCGCTTGGCCGCCTGTTGGGGAGTGAGAAGCTCCATCAGGCATTCACCGCGAAGCGGTCGACGTCGTTGCCCCAGACGTCCCAGCCTGGACGCCGCTGGCGGCCGAACAGCTCAGCATAGGGGCCGGGATAGAGGCGCTCGACGTCTCCATGGAGCTGATCGGGCTTCCGGCTGTGCTCGCGCACGGGCGCCACGATCAGGTTGCGGATCGATCGAGACTGGACGCGAGGGCGACCCCGCGTGCCGAGAAGGTAGAACTCGGCCGCCGATCGGAAACAATATCCTGTGCCGAACGCCCAGGCGGCGCCAGTCGACGACTGCTTCGCCCATGATCCCGCGCTCTTGAAGGCGAAGCCCCATGCGTCGAGAAGCTCGAACGCCTGGTCGAGCATCGGTGCCGTCGCCCACATGAACAGGGCGCAGTCCGGCGCGGCGAGTTCGGCGACCGGTAGCTCGCGGAGGTCCGCCGTCGGCATGCACGGATAGTGATCGATCGCGTTCTTCTTCGATCCCGCAACAGACCAGTTGTCGTAACGCCAAGGCGGATCGGCGATGATCGCACCGTAGCGGCGTCGTCCGAGACCGTGAAACGGCCATGAGGGCGGCGCAGCCAACGCGAGGTCGGGGAAGAGATCGTCCTGCCCGACGAGCATGGTCGGCGCGCTCCTGCGGCAGCGATCGCTCATGCGACGGCCCTCACGTCGAGAAGCTGGCCCCACTGGTCCGCCAGTGCGTCAGCGAGGCCCGGATAGGTTTCGCTCCGCTTGCGTGCGCGATCCTGCGCATGACGCCCCCAGCCACTATGCCGATGCACGCGGCTCCATGCCTTATGCTCGGAAGTGCCGGGCTTTGGTGGTGTCAGGCGCTTGGTAGGCACCAGCTTGGTGAGGTTGATCAACTCGAAACCGGTCGCCTTAAATGCCGGCTCGCCGAACCACCACGGCTGAACGAACTGCGTAATGCCTCGTTTGGTCAGCTCGATCGCATGGCCATGCATAATCGGGTTCTCGATGGCACGGCGCGCGATCTGGCGCGCGTCGCGCAGGTGACGATAGAACGCCGCTGCCTGACGCAGCTCATGCCAGCGATCAGGATCTGGCCCGTTGACCTTCTTTCCCCCGATGTAGAGCCACTTCGCGCCGGAGTTGCACAGCACCGTGCAGGGAGGGTGCATCACCGCGAGCAGATCCCAGCCGTCGTCGAGATGGTCGCGAAGATCGCCGCGAATATGGCGGTTGCTGCGATCGTCCGCCGGCGCCAAGTCGCAGGACCATGCATCATAGCCCCGAGCCTCGAAGGCGCGCCGAACGACACCCGAGCGCTCGCAGCCTACAAGTACGCGCGCGTTCATTGGCCAACCGCCTCCGCACGAATGTAGGCGGCATCCTGCGCGCGCATAACAATCTCGACGGCCTTCTCGATCGTCTCGATCCGGACGCCGCCGTACCGGGCGCCATCGAGGAGGCCGGCGGCGTAGCGCGCAGCTTGATCTCCGGAGAAGGCGGTGATGGCCTCTACCGCCTGAGTGGCGGCCGCATAGATGGCGGTCTCGAAGTCGGCGCCCGTCACGCGGCGCCTCCCACCACCCGCCATTCGGTGTGGCAGCCCGGTCCCCAATTCTTGCTGGCGACGATGCCGGTCGCTTCGAGGCGGAGCAGCCGCCGGCGTACGGACGCCGTCGTGATTCCGAGACACCCGTGTTCCAGTTCGAGGATGTTCTTGATCACATAGGTAAAGATGCCAGCGGGCCGCGCACGCATGGCTATCAGGATCTGTTCGTCAGTGGGCCTCACGCCTGATCTCCGGTGATCCGGTCCGCGAGCGCGGCCGGGCTGTTCTGGAAATGGAATTTTCGGGCTTCGAGGACGTTGGTCGACCACGGGCCGAGCCCGTCCTCCCGGCGACGCGCCCATGTGTCGGTGATCGCCTCGCGCAGCGGTTTCGGCGTCGCGAACCAATGAGCGCGGCACATCAGCATGCCGCGCCTAATCGGGACGTCGCAGCCGGTGACGGCGCAGGCGTTCGGCTCGGCTGCGCGCTTCATGCCGCCACCTCGAACAGGTCGGGTTGCGCCATCGCAGCTTGAGCAGCTGGATTGATCCAGAGCACCTCGGTGCGTTCTCGAGCTCCGTCGGCGAACGCGGCACGCTCGATGCGACGCCATCCGATTAGCTGCTCGTCATAGAGGTTGGACGGATATCCCGAGAGCACCACCATGCCTTCGAGGCCAGCAAGGGCTGCAAGGAGCGGCAGATGCTCCTCGGTGCTCATGTCGTGGACGTAGACGTGATATCCTTGTCCGCGACGCCGGTTCCCGCTCGATCGCGTTTCTGGGAGATAGGGCGGATCGACATAATGAAGGGTGGTGGGTCCATCGTGCGCCCGCATTACCTCCACCGCGTCGCGGTTTTCGATGACGACGCCCGCGAGCCTGTCGACTAGATCTCGCAGGGCGCTCGGATAATTCACCCATTCGTGCGCCGGCGTGCTCCCCGAGCGGTTAGAGTTGGCGCGAAAGCCCGTCCGATAGACACCATTCGTGCCGTCGCTGCCGAAGCCCATGAAGCTCCGCACGATAGTGCGACGTGCATCCTCCACCGGATCGCCGGCGGGCTGATATGCTTCGAGGAACTCGTCGCGCGCGAACGGAGTGAGCTCGAGCGACTGAATAAGCCGAGAGGCCGCCTCGCTGTCCCTAAGCACGCGGAACAGATTAACGAGCGTCGCGTCGAGATCGTTGTAGATCTCCGCATAAGTGCGGGGCTTGCGAAGCAGGACGGATGCGGCACCACCAAACGGCTCAACATAGCAGCGGTGAGGGGGCAGATGCTCGATGATCCAGGGCGCGAGCCGCCACTTGCCGCCATGCCACCGCAGAAGGGGCCGCTTCAGATCGTCTTCGCGCTTGGTGGGAGGGGCGGCGATCACGCATTGCCTCCCAACTCGTCGACGATCGCGATCGTCGCGCGAAGCCCGTTCGCGTTGCCCTGCTGGCGGCGGCCGGAACCGGGCTTGCGGCCGTCGCGCTTCAGCCCGAGTTCGGTCGCTGCCGCGTAGATCGCCGTCTTGCTGCGACGGCGCAGCAGCGGAAGGCACGCCCTCACGCCGCCGGCCGGATAGTGTTGCGCGAGAATGCGCAGTTCGGGATAGGTCCAGAAGGCCCGAGGGGTCACAGGGCGCCTCCCACGAAGGCGACGATCGAGGACCAGTTGTCGGCGATGCCGACGAACAGGCACAGGGCGATGCCGAGCCAGAGGCCGACCTTGAGGGCCATGAAATCGCCGGGTTCCGCCGCGTCGGCGAAGCGTTGGCCGAGCGAGCGCGTCTCCGGGTGGCAGCACTTGCACCAGGCGGGATGGACGGAGGCGGAGGGGAAGCGTTCGTGGCGCATTACATCCTCCCCCCGTTCGCGAGATCCGTCTCGCAGCGGGTGCAGAAGGCCGGCTGCTCTTCCGACCAGCGCAGGTCGTTGCCCTGCCTGTCGAAGCCGCCGGCCCACTCGTCCCAGCCGCAGCGCCGGCACAGGCGCGGGTGCTGCTCGGCCGGATCGTCGGCGAGCTGGGTGTAGATCCCCGGATCGAAGGGGAAGGCGCGGACGAGATCGAGGTCGCGCACCCGCTTGATGCGGACTCCGGGCCGCTCGAACATGCGCAGGTTGTTCTCGACATCCTCGCGATGATCGTGGTGCTGGTAGAAGGGCTTGGCGGCCTCCGCGATCGTCAGGCCGGCCGAACGCCGGCGCATGCGGACATATTCCCATGGGCGGATCGGCGCGGCGGGCTGCTCCGGCACGCGCTGAACGACGGCATGCTTCATGCTCATTCTCCTTCGATGAGACGGATGGTTCGGCGCGCGGCGAGCTGGCGCAGCTCGGCGCGGTCGAAGGGGACGGCCTGTTGCAGGCGGTCCAGAAAGGCGGGGGTGGGGACGTGCTTGTCCTGCTCGATCAGGTCGATCAGCGTGTGGTTGAACCGCACCCAGCTCTCGTTGAGCGAGATCGCGCGGGCGACATCGAGGGCGCGGAGTCCGGCGGCTTCGCGGCAGCGGCGGAAATAGTCGCCGGGCGTCGCCGGAGGCGCGAGGACGATGCGGGAGGCCATCAGTTGAGCCCCAGCGCCGTCTTGTAGGTGTCGAGGATCGCCTCCTCTTCGTCGCGGAGATTCTTTTCCTTCTTCAGCAGCGCGATGATCGCCTGCATGCCCTTCTTGTCGTAGCCCTGCGACTTCGCCTCGAGGAACACGTCGCTGACGTCCGCCTGCATCTCGGCGATCTCGTCCTGAAGGCGCATGATGCGTTCGATGAACAGCTTCAGCGCCTGGGCGGCGGCCTCGGGGTTGGCGTGGATCGGATCGGGCGCCGGGCGCGCCTTGCGCTTGACCTTCCGCGCCGGCGCGGCGCTGACGGGAACCATCTTGTGGACGACACCGCCCTTGCCATCGGGAACGGCGGCCATTCGCATCGGAACGGCGGGCGAGTTGGGGTGTGGCTGCATGGCTGCGCTCTCGGAAATCAGTCGTTGAGGAGGTGGGCCGGGCGTTCGAAGCACCAGCAGTTGACGGTCTTGTTCGTGCGGGAATTGACCGGCTTGTTGTCGATGAACTTGCGGGTGCGGCTTCCCTTGAGGAGCCGCTTCAGCTCGGTCATTCCGCCCTGACCGGGGAGGCGGAGATTGTTCGCGGCGACGCGCTGCTCGAACTGGACGAGGTTGATGGCGATGATCGTCCGCACGCGGCTATGGTCGAGCGGCATCGCCGTCTCGGCCGTCTCCATCGCGAGGAGATGGTCGAACAGCTCCCAGAACTGATCGACGTGCGGATGGTCATGCTCGACCAGGCGCTGCCGGGTGGAGAGCATGTCGCGGATGAAGGCGTGGGTGGCATCCGCCGCCGCGTCCGGGATGTTGGTCACCACCAGCCGCATCGCGTCGAACATCGCGGCGAGCTGCGCGTGGTTCTTCGCCAGACGATCGTTGCGCACGCCCTTCTGGACGAGCATCTCGGCATAGTGGTGGCGGAAGCGCGTGGTGTAGCGCTCCAGCACCTCGGCCTCGCGGCGGACGGCGTGGACGATGAAGCCCGACACGTCGTCGCGCTCGAACCGCGTGATCTGCTCGGCCGCCGTGCGGGTGTTCGGCCCCCAGCCGGCCTTGTCGAAATGCACGCCCATGATGCGCTCGCGCATCGCGTCGGAGGCATCGACCGGATGATTCTGCACGATGGCGATCGCGCCCCGGAAGGGTGGCTCGAACGTCTCCATGCCGCCGTTGGCGATGGCCCGCGTGCGCACGGCGCGGCCGTTATAGGCGGTCTTCAGCTCGTCCCACTCGAACCGGCGGCTATGCGGCGCGTCCTGATTGCGATCGCCCTCGATCAGCACGACGGGCAGGTTGCCGACCTGCCCCAGCGTGCGGGCGATACCGGCGTTCGTCGCCTTGGTGGGGTCGAAGCCCTCATAGTTGCCGACGCGGCCGAGCAGCTTCCAGAGGAAGGCGATCAGCGTGGTCTTGCCGGTGCCCGGCGGGCCGGTGACTTCGAGGAACCCGAGGCTCTCCTGCGCCGCGCGGATCTGCTCGGCGAACAGGGAGGCGAAGTAGAAGGCGGTGACGACGAGGCCCTTCGGCCCCCAGGCATCGATCAGCGGAGCGACCCAACCGAGATTGAGCTTGTCGGGATCATAGGCGATGCGGAGCAGGCGATCGGCGGTGCGCAGCTTCACCGCCTGTTTCCCGAAGACGAAATAATCGTCCTCGTTGAGCTTCGCGACCTTGCCGTTCGACACGCCGACGTCGCCGAGCAGATAGGCCTTGTGCTCGATCGAATAGCCGGTGAACTGGATGGCCTCGACCATGCGGATGGTCGCCCACTGGCGCTGCATCAGCTTGTCGAGCTGGCCTGTCGAGCCGGTCCACTGCGCACCGGGGGCGACCGACGACAGGCGCTTCTTGAACTCGGCGCCGGCCGAGCAGGCGGCGCCCGAGAAGGTCGCCTTCACGGCATCGCGGCGCGGCCGCCCGGCCTCGCGCGGGAAATCGACGCGGAAGAAGTACGCGCCCTCGTCCATGTTGGCGTCGCGCTGGAAATAGAGGGTGCGGAAGGTGCAGTTCGCCAGCTCGGAGATGTCGGCCGCCTGACGCGCGGCGGCGTCCCACTGCTCCTCGTAGGACAGGGCCGCGAAGTCGGCGCTGGTGTCGACGAGGCCTTCGCGAACCTGCTCGATCCGCTCCAGCGAGAAGGTCGCCCACAGCTGCCGCTGGTTGTAGATCAGCGGGAAAGAGGCGGTCTTGTGCCGCTTGTAGATGAGGAACGCCTTCTCGTCGGCCGATGCCGCGATGGTGACGTCGCCGTTCCAGCGATATTCCTCGAGCTGGTCGGCGCCGAGCCGGCCGGCGAGATGGAGATCGTTCCAGTCGCGCTTGTCCCCCTCGCCATCGGGGCGGACCTGCGCCGCGCCGGCGGTCCAGCCATCGGCGCGCGCCTGCTTCACGAACTTGCGCGTGAACTCGACGCCGGCGGCGCCCTGGTCGAACGCGAAGATCAGCTTCGGCCCGGCGCCGCCGGCGTCGGCGACGGCCTTGCGCAGCTCGGCGAGGCTCGCGGCCGGATAATTGTTGCAGGACATCGCCGAGACGGCGAGCACGCCGGCCTCGTGCAGCCCGATCGCGTCGAAGATGCCCTCCGCGATCCAGATCTCGGACGCGGCGGCGAGCTGGGCCATGCTGACGGCCGGGTGCTGCCACCAATGGCCGGCGAAGCTCTTGCCGTAGGCGAAGGTGGCCTTCTTGTCGCCGAACCGGCCGGGCTGGTCGATCAGGCGTTGCCACCATCCGCCGCCGGGGAGCGGAAAGCGGACGGTCGCCGAGCCGATCCGGAGATCCGGATCGCGATAATATTCCTGCGTGTAGGAGCCCTTCAGCGGCGCGATGTTGAAGCCGCGGGCGCTGCGCAGATAGGCGTCGGCGGCGGCATTCGGTTCGCGCTCGGTCTGCTTGTGGCGCTTGGACCAGTCGTCGAAGATGTCCGGGTAGAGCTTCTTCGTCTCGCCTTCCCAGGCGCATTTCTCGATCCGGCCGCAGCGCAGCACCCACGGATGGGACGCCGGGGTGAAAAGCGAATCCTTCGCCTTGCACTCCGGGCAGCGGCCCTTGCGGAGATACTGGCCCTGCTCCTTCAGGCCGTAATCCCGCTTCAGCCGGGCTGTCACTTCGTTGAGGAGATCGTCGCGCAACGGGCACACTTTCGTCAGGCAAGGCGGGGGCGTTCCCGGCAGCGGGGGTGCTGCTGCCGGGCGGGGCGTTCAGTCGTGGGGTCCGGTCAGTGCCGGCGGGGATCAGCCGGCTTCGGTCGATCCGGGGCTATGGCCCGCGTCGTTCGCCGCCGCCGGCACGTCCGGCACGGCCGGATCGTTGGCCGGCGCCGGCGTCTTCACGCGGGGGCTGAGGGGCAGGTTGAGGTCGGCGCGCGGCATGGCGCTGGGCGAGATCGTATGCACGAAGCACAAGCCGGCCTTCCAAGTATGGCCGCACAGGATGTTCGTGCACTGGAAGTAAAGCTCGTCGTAGACGGGCTCGATGGTCTTGCGGTCTTCGAGGCGGGCAGTGCTTCTGCAATGCGGGCATCGGGACCGGAGGCGGCGGACGCGGGAACTGGACTCGGACATCAAAGCGGACCCCCAAAGGACACGTCGCTCCTCCGCCCACTACGGAGGGTGGCGATCGTGTTGGTGAGGGCGTCAACGGCTTCGACGGCTTCCTTCTCGGCGATGGCGCGGTCGGCTTCTGTTGCACCCGGTCTCGTTGCGGCGACGAGGGCGGCATGCGCCTCCCCGCCTTCCCTGATGGCGATGACGGTCTTGCGCGCCAGCTCCTCCGTGGAGGCCAGCGCGGCGATGTTGTCCGCCTGAAGGCGGAGCGCGTAGCAAGACAGGAAGGGGGCGCCATCGCCGCCGGCCTTCGCATAGGCGGTATCCAGCGCGAGCGCGGCGTACATGCTGATCGCGGCGGGAATTTCCACCTCGCTCCAGGCGCGCACCGTGCGCTGCGAGCGGCCGCAGATCCGCGCGACGGATCGCCAGCCGATATGGCCGGCGACCTTGGCGATCGCCGCCTCGAAGGAGAGGGTGGGGCGGGGCTTGGTCATGCGTAGACCTCGCTCGATCCGTCGTCGATCTCGCCGCGCTGGACGATCGGCGCGTTGCCTATCAGCGCGCTCACGAAGCGGAGCCGACTCCGAATGTCGTCGACAGCCTCAGCAGGCGAGAGTTCACCCGCCGTGCCGAACACCGGCTCGCGAGCGGAGGTCGGCGTCCCGGCTTGGTAGAGCACCATCATCAAGGTGAAGGACGAGCCTACGACCGAGGGCGTTTCGACCAGGCGATAATGCCAGCCGTCTGAGACCGGAGCGCGGCTCATTGATCGTTGTCCGGCTGCAAAATGTCCGGCCGATCGCAGGGGACGGAGTTCGGCTGTTCCGCTACCGAAATAACCGAGGCAACGGGAGCAGATTCACGTGGGTAGAGGTCGGGACGGAGATCGTGGCGCGAGACACCTGTCGCTGCTTCGACAGTGAACACATCCTCCGCCCAAAGAGCGAGGCCGCTGCGCAGGCGATCGGAAATCGTTGATTGTCGGCGGCCGATCAGCCTGCCGAGGGCAGACTGTCCACCGGCAGCTTTGATTGCGAGGGTGAGCCCCCGATCACGATGTTCTCGTTCCATGCCGCCTTCTAACGAGAAGTCGTTAGATCGTGCAAGCGAAAACTACGAGGTGCGCTCTAACGATTATCCGTTAGGTATTCAGTTGTGAGCTTAGGGGATCGTATCGAGCGGCGTCGCATTGAGTTGGGCCTTTCGCAAAGCGAGGTCGCCCGGCGGGCGGGGCTGCGTCAATCGACGTTTGCATCAATCCTGAAGAGCCCCTCCCAGACCTCGAAGCATATCCATGCCATCGCGCAGGCCCTGCAAACGAGCACCACATTTTTGGCGGGCGAAACTGACGATCCGAGCTTTGGCGCATTGCCCGCGCCGACGGCCGATATGGTCGCTGAGCAGCTCGACGCCGTGCGGGTTCCGCATTTGTCGCTGTCCTACGCGATGGGCGGCGGGGTGCTGATTGAGGAGCCAGTCGTGCTCGGTCACTTCGCCGTGCCGCGCGAGTGGCTGCGCGGCCGCATCGCCGGGCGTATCGAGGATGTCGCGTTCATTATGGGCGAGGGGGAGTCGATGTTCCCCACCATCAAGGATGGCGACATGCTGATGATCGACCGAGCCCAGCGCACAGTGCGCCAGCAGGATCAGATTTTCGCGCTCGTCAAGCACGACGTCGGCATGGTGAAGCGTCTCCGTCGCACCCGCGACGGCTATGAAATCCTCTCCGATAATCCGTCCGTTCCGCCGGATCGCGCCGACGACGGCGAGATGACGATCGTCGGCCGGGTCATCTGGGTGGGTAGTTGGAAGTAAAGGCTGGGTCCGGCCTGTAGGGGGTGTTGTTTATGCACGACGTTACGACGCCGGCGCGCAGGGCTGCGCGCGGCGCTATTCTTGTTGCCGGCTGGATTTGGTGCGGGTGCCTCGCCCTCATCGCGATCGCAGCCTGTACGAGCGGATCTTGGAAGCCGCCGGTCCTGATCGCACTGGCTTCCGTTCTAGCCGCTCCGCCGATCGGCGCGCGTCTCGCGGCAAAAGGGGTCGCGGGCTGGATGCGGATTGTCGCGTCGATCGTGCTGATGATCGTTGGTATCGTGCTTGCTCCGGATTTCGGAAAAACGCCGGAGAAAGCCAAGTCCGACAACGCCCCGGCGTCCGCGCCCGCCCCGGTCGCGCGATCCTCCGCGGATGATAAGAAGCTGCTCACGGCGCAGACCATCCATCTCTATCGGGATTTCATCGACCAAGCATCGCAGTGCGACAAGGCGTGGGGAGTCGCCTCGGACGCGCTTCAGGGTGGGAACCCCTATAGCGCCTATGCTCCGGTGAAGGAGGCAAAGGAGACCTGTTCTTCGGCGAGTGATGCCATCGGCCGCATGTCCCCGCCGGAAGCAAGCAGCGGGAAAGCGCGGGATGAGTTCGCGAAGGCACTGAAAAGCTGCTCCGATGCCTACATGGTCGGCAGCATGGCGTTCGATAAAACGCTCGGTGTCTTGGACGGCAATGGCAAGCCTTCGGCTGTCAACGACGTGACCGAGACAATGAAGGCGGCCTTCGGAGGCAAGCTGATGTGCATCACCAGTTTCATGGGCGCGGCCGGCGACGCTGGCGTGCCGCTCGATACGCTGGTGAAAGCGAAATAGCGCGTAATGCCAATCAGCGGCGGGGCCAGCGCACTGCGAAGCCCTGCCGCACCTGCTCCTCGCCCAGATCGATGCCGTTGACCGTGCAGCGGACGACGGACCGGCCATAGCGGTCGGTCGACTGGAAGCCGGGAATGCGGGGATCGGCGTCGACCACTCCGCACCGCACCGGCCCGAGCGACACCAGGCGCCGGAGATTGTCCCGTGCCGCGATCGCGCGGCCTTCGTCGCAATCCGCATAGACTCTGGCGGCACCCCGGCAGCGAGGCGATCCCGACAGCTCCGGCGCGTCGATCCGGGCGAGGCGCATCGCCTTCATGCCCTCGCATCGGATGTAATCGCCGTCGTGGACGAACGGGGCGGGGCAGGCGAAGGCCGGGGGAGGAGCCGCGATCATGCCGTGGCGAGCGCCGCCAGTTCGCGTCGCGCAGCCGCCGCAAGAAAACCGGAACGATTGCCGGTCACGCGGTCGATCGCGGCCACCAGCCCGTCATCCATCGTCACCTGAATGCGAACCGACTTGCCCGGCCGATCGGCACGAACGAGGATGCGGGCGACCTCGTCCACCTCGGGATCGCGCTCGATCGCATCGAGGGAAGACGGGTCGGCGATGGGATCGCCATGCTCGGCCGACACCGCGAGATGGCCGGCGATGGCCTCCTCGGCGTTGAGAGCGGCTTCCTGCACGGTCGCGCCGGCGGAGGTGCAGCCGGGCAGATCGGGGAAGAAGACGCTGAAGCCATCGGCGGCACGCTCGATGATCGCGGGATAGTGAACGGTCGACACATTGCCCTCCATGGCGTGTGTGGTCAGGGCGCTCCGGCTTACCGGAGCTTTACCCCACTTTGCTTCTCGATGCTTTTCAGCGTTCCGATGGCCATCTCCGCCTTGGGGTGGGGGACGGTGACGGTGCCGGGCCGCGTCGGGTGGCGGAACTGTTTGTGGCTGCCGCTCTGCCGCACCTCGGTCCACCAGGCCTTTTCCAGCTTCTTGATGACTTCGGCACTGCGCATCGGTTGCTCCGCTCTTATGTGTGTATCAATACACACTGACGAACCGGCTTGCAAGTGGCGATGTGTATCGGTGTGTATTATTTAGTCTCAAGGCGGAGGGAGGTTTCCAGCCCGGCGTCAGCGCTCATGGTGTGGGTCGCCTCGACGATCAGCCACTTCCGGGACTGAATGGGGGGCGGGAAGCCGACCAGCTCGGCCGTGCGGTCGGGGAAGATTTCCGGGCGGCCGAGTGCGAGCGCGAGATCGAGCGACGCCGCGCCGCGCTGGATGCGGTTCCATTCCGAGGAGACGGCGGCCTTGGCGTCGGCCTTGGTCGCGAAGGTGCGATGGAGCCGCTTGTGGGTGCCGTCCGCCTTGCCGGCCGTCACGGTCTGCCGCTTGGCGCCGTCCTGATCGTGCCACGCGGCCGCGACGCCGTCATAGGCATCGCGGTTCACCTCGCCCATCCGGTAGCGGTCCTGATCGCTGGCGGCGATGGTGACGGCGGTGATCGGCTTGCCGCCGGCGGTGGTGCCCGCGCCGATCGGCGCGAAGATCAGCTTCCCCGCCTTGACCGTCGCGACCGCGTCGTATCGCCGCCCCAGCTCGCGGACGAGCGCCATGTCGCTCTTCGCCGTCTGGCCCAGCACCGGCACGGGGATCGACGCCAGCTCCGGGGTGATGCTGGGCGCGAGCTTGTTGGCGGCGGCCACCTTGCGCACCACCTCGCCGAGGGTGGTGTCGTGATAGGCGGCATCCTTGCGGACGCGGAACGCCGACGACATGTCGGCCGAGCGCGCGCGCACCGTCAGCACGTCTGGCGGCCCTTCGAGCGAGACCTCGTCGACCTTGAAGCTACCCTTGTCGACCATGCCGACGCGCACGTCACGCCCCTGCGCCCAGCCGAGCTGGACGGTCAGCAGCCTGCCGGCCTTCGGCCATGCGATGCGGCCGTCCGCGTTGTCGATCTCCAGCTCCAGCTCGTCGGCCTCGCCGCCGCGCTTCTCGGTGAGACGGAGCAAATTGAGCCGTGGCTGGATACGATCGGTGAGATCGGTGCCGTCCAGCGTCACCCGCATCTGGGCGATATTGGCGATGTCGGTCACGGCACGATCATCAGATCGATGGCGAAGTCGATCTTGCGGGGCAGGCCGATGTCGATCAGTTCCGACTTGCGCTGCTGAAGGCGCAGGATCTTGTAGTCGCCGCGCACTCGGCCGGTGCCCTCGACCAGCGCATAGGCCTCGCCGGTGTCGGCCATCTGCTTCAGCAGGTCGATCGACGAATAGGAGCCGGCGATCTCCGGCACGAGCGCGCCCATGATGCTCAGATCGGCCTGCCCGATGCCGAGGAACTGCGAGGCGGGGCGCGCGCGGAAGCGCGGAGTCGACGAGTGGCGCCACTCGTCGCGCTCCTCGATCTCCGCGAACGGCAGCGTGGTCATGTCGAACACGAAAAGGCCGAGGGCGGCGAGCATCAATCATCGTCCCGATAGGAGGAGCGGCGATCGGCTGCTGCGAGCCGCTGAAGCTCCTGATGGAGACGGCGGGCATCGCCGCGCGGATCTTTGTCGCCGGGCGCCGCGTGATAGTGGAGTTCGATCGGCCGCATCGCGTGGCCGGGGCTTGCCGGCGAGCCTTGGGCGGACCGTGCGGCGGCGGCCGGGGACACCAGCGGCTGCACCGGCGCGATCGTGGCGACGGCGGCCGTCGCGACGGCGCCGGCGACGCGACCGATCGCGCGGACGGGATGCGCGGCCGTGCGATCGATCCCCTGCGCGAGACCGGCGGTGAGGAAGCCGCCGGCCTCGGCGAAGACGCGGCTGGGCGAATGGATGCCCAGCTTCGCACGGAACCAGCCGATCACCTTGTCGCCGAGACCCATGATGCTGGCCTTGATCTGGGCGATACGACTCAGGATGCCGCCGGTGAGGCCATCGACGAGATGGCCGCCGATCGCCTTGAACTCGGTCCCCAGCCCGGAAATATAGGCGACGGCGCTGCCAATGGCGGCCTTGATGGTGCTCCAGTGCTTCACCGTCAGATAGGCGGCGACGCCGACCGCCGCGCCGATCGCGACGAAGGCGAGAACGAGCGGGTTGGCGAGGAGCATCAGGCCCGCCTGAAGCGCTCCCCGCGCCAGAAACAGCATGGCGACGCGCACGGCGCCGAAGATCTGCGGCAGGACGCGGAGGATGCCGAGCTTGTCGGCGGCGAACCGGAGATAACCCCAGCCCTTCACCACCTGACCGCCGACCAGGCCGAGACCGCCGAGCGTGACGAGGAGGCCGGCGCCGGCCGCGCTCACGCTGGCGATGCCCGCCGTGAGCTTGGGATGGGTCTGGGCGAGGATGGCGGCCTTGTCCGCCCAGCCGGCGAGCTTGTCCATCACCGCGCCCGTCGTCGGGAGCAGCGCGTTGCCGAGCGCGTGCGCGAGCGTCTGCGTCGTGGCGGCGAGGTGCGCCGCCTTGGCGTTGGCGTCGCCCATCCGCTGCGCGAAGTCGCGTTCCACCTCGCCGTTGGCGCGCAGCGCGTCGGCGCGGATCTGGCGATAGAGCGGCAGATTCTGGATCACCGACCGGAGCGCGCTCTGCGCCTGCTGATCCTCGAACAGGAAGCCCAGCTTCGCCGTGTCGCCCTTCGTCGCCTTGTTCGCCAGCTCCGCGATCGCCTCGATCGGCGACTCGCCGCGGGCGATCCCGGCCTTGATGGCGGCGGGCAGATCGACGCCGAATTTCTGGAATTTCTTGATCGTCTCCGGGCTGTTGATCTTGGCGAGGAGGTTCTGGACGTTGGTGGCGGCTTCGCTGCTCGTGCCGGCGCCCTTGCGCGCGACTTCGAGGGCGGCCGCGAGATCCGCGACGCCGGCGACGCCCTTCTGCCCCAGCGCCTGCGCCTGCGCGGTGAGCTGGGGGAAATACTGGGCCATGTCCTTCAGCTCGAAGGCGCCCGCCTTGCCCGCGACGGCCATGATGTCGAGCACCTTGCCCGTCTGCCCGATCGGCACCTTCAGATTGTCGAAGGCCGCGAAGGTGGACGAGGAGAGATCGTGGACGTCGGCCTTGTAGGCGGTCGCCGCCTTGCCGATCGGCTCCAGCATCTTGATCGCGATGCGGGGGTCGAGGCCCTTGCCCGCCAGATCGTCGAGGCCTTCCGCGAGGGCAGTCGGAGTCTGGGCCACCTTCGGGCCGAGCGCGTCGAGCTGCTCGCCGAGTTTGGTCCCGGCCTCCCGCGTCAGGTTCACCTTCTGCGCGATGTCCGTCATGCGCGACTGGAAATCCGCCGCGCTCTTCGTCGACGCCACCAGCGGCGCGCCCACGGCGGTTCCGGTCGCCAGCGCGGCGGTGCCGGCGTCGGTCATCTTCTGCCCGAGGGCCTGCGTCTGCTGGAACTTGGCCTGACGGTCGGCCGCCCGCTCCAGCCGGACCTCCTGCTCCCGGAGGCGCTGGTTCGCCTCGTAGGTGGCATGGGCGAGGCGATCCTCGCTGCGCGCGACGTCGGCAAGGTCGACGCCGGCGCGCTCCAGCTTGCCGCCGAGCGTCCCGATCTGGGTGCTCGTCCCGGACAGGCGCTGCTGGAGGCGATCGGCGGCCTTCTCGGCATTGGCCAGCGCCTTTTCCATGTTGCCGGTCGGCCCGTCGGTCGATGCGATGGCCTGCTTGAGGCGATCGATCTCCGCGCGCTCCTTGGCCATGGCGGCGGTGTCGGCCGAGAAGCGCTGCTCCAGCGCCTTCAGCTTTCCGATCTGGCTCTGCGTCGCGGTGAGTTTCGCCAGCTCGGATTTCGTCCTGGCGACGTCCGTGCCGAGATCCCGCGCGCCCATGCGCAGCGCGCGAAAAGGCGCGAGCGCCTTGTCGAGCACCGCGAACTTGATGAGCAGCGAGAGATTGCGGTCGGCCATGGCCTAGCTTTCCTTGGGGCCGTGCCGGGCGATGGCCTTGTCATGCCAGCGCATGAGCTCGGCGATCGACATCGCGGCGCAGGTGTCCGGCGTCCAGCCGGGGAAGATGACGAACAGGTTCGCCTGCACGTCCTCTACATCGACTGGGAGAGCTGCTTCCTCATCGCCGCCACGGCATCGCGCCGCGCTTTCGTCAGCAAAAAATCCGTCACCACGTCGAAGATGGTGTCGAGGTCGGGCAGCTCGATCGAGGCGATCTCGTCGGGATCGAGCAGCGGGGTGGCGATGCGGGGCAGGAGGCGGCTGAGATCGTCGACGTCGAACATCTGGAGCTTGGCGAGGCTGATGCCGCCGCGCAGATCGCCGGTGACGGGCTTGCGGATCTGGAGGCTGGTCACAGCCGGCTTGTCGCCGACCTGAATGGGGGTTTCCAGTTCGACGGTGCGGACGGTGGGCATGGTCACGGTGGTGGGCTCCCGAAAGGGTGATGGTCGGCCGGCCTCGACGGGCCGGCCGGGGATCAGGCGAGGAGGAGGGCTTCGCGCAGCTCGGCCGCGCGATCGACGCCGTCGATGATGCAGATCGTCGCGAGGAAATCGATCTCGACCAGCACGCGGCGGTTCACGGACAACCTGTAATAGGAGCAGCTGGTCTTCACCGTCTGCTTGGTGTCGTCGCCGGCCTTGGCGTCGCCCATGTCGATTTCCTCGTGGCGGCCGCGCACGAGGATCTCGACTGAGTCATATCCGCCGGCGGTGTCGGACTGGTAGGCGCCGATGAAGCGGACCATCTCGCTATCGACGGTCGGCGATCCGAACCCCGAGAACAGCGCGGGGACGAAGCCGCCATATTCATGCTCGAGGTCGATGGCCTTCATGCCCTTGTCCCATTTGACGGGACCGAGCAGCCCGCCCCCCTTATATTCCTCCATATCGCGGGAGAGGACGGGGAGCTTCACCGTGCTGGCTTCGCCCGCGAAGGGCTGGCCATTCACGCCGACGAGCATTTTCTTGAGCTTGGAGGGGAGGGTGGCCATGGCCAATTCCTTTCGATGCGGGGCGGACTAGCGGGGAGGCGGCGATCAGCCGGAGATGCCGGTGCCGATCGTGGCGAGATATTTGTCGGTGATCCGCTGGTTGAGCAGGATCGCCTCGGCCGGGGGGCACGGGGTGTAGTCATAGTCGATCACCAGCTTCCCGGCCGCGAGCTGGGCCGCCGGATTGCTCGCCTCGTCGAACCAGGCGTTGGCGCCGATCAGCCGGCCGTCGCGGGTCAGGCTGCGGAAATCCGCGTTGATCGTGTCCACCACGTCGCGGATGAGCATTTTGCTCTCCGGCTTATCGACCGCCCAGGCGACGCCTTCGGCGATCGAGTCCATGAGTGCCTGCGCGGTGCGGACGGCGCTCTCGAACGCGAAGAGCGGATCGTCGGAGGTCGTGCGGTTGCCCCAGAAGCGATAGCCGTCGCGGCGGACGATGGTGGTGATCGGCGCGCTGTTGAGCAGGCCGGCGTCGTTGTCCGAGCTTTGCAGGTCGAAGAAGACGTCCTTCGACAGGCCGGTGACGCCGGCGATGCCGGTGTTCGACAGCGTCTTGTGCCAGCCCACCTGCTCGTCGATCGCGGCGCGCAGGCCGAGCGCGCGGGCGATCGCGTCCCCGGCGGCGGCGGACGTGTCCGGCCAGATGAGCATCAGCTCGCGGGCGGAGAACTCGTCGCGATAGGTGATCGCTGAGGCGACATCCTCGCCCTGCGCCGCGCAATAGGCGAAGCCGCGCAGCTTCTGGCCGAGGATCGCCAGCTCGGCGGCGACCGCCTGGACGTCGAGGCCGGGCGCGCCGAGGATGCGCGGACGGACACCAAGCTGCGCCTCGGCCGAGAGGAGGGCCTTGGCGCCGGTGTAGTTGCCGCCGGCGACACCGCCGACGACGTTGGTGGTGGTCTCCTCCGGCGTCTCGCCCTCCGGCACGCGCACGGCGACGATGATCGGCGAGACCTGATCGGAGATCGCTTCGAGCGAGCGGGCGAGCGTCCCGGTGTCGCCGGCCTTGCCGAGCGCAGAACGCACGTCGTCGATCAGCACCGCCTTGTTCGGCGGGAAGGTGTCGACGTCGGCGTCCGCGCCGGTCGCGAGCAGGCCGATGACGTTCGAGGAGATCTGCTGGATCGCACGAACGCCGGTGTTGACCTCGTTGACGCGGACGCCGTGGGTGATGGTGGTGGTGACGGGCATGGTGCCGGGCTTCCTTTCAGGCGGGCGCGGACAGGCGCAGGGGCAGGGTGAGGCGGGTGAGGCTGTTGCCGGCGGTGCGGTCGGTGCGCGTGCCTTCCAGCGACACGATGAAGGCGCCCGGCACATCGCCGAGGGCGATGGATATGCGGGTGAGGGCGAGGCGGGGCTCCCAGCGCTTCAGCGCGGTCGCCGTCGCCGCGTACATCCTGAGCTGGGTTGCTGGATTGAAGGGGGCGTCCGCCAGCTTGAACAGCGCGGAGCCATAGTCGCGGCGCATGACGCGCGTGCCGATCGGCGTCGACAGGATGTCGAAGATCGACTGGGCGAGATGCGCGTCGCCATCGAGCGGCTTGCCGGTATGACGGTCGACGCCGCTCATCGCAGGTCCATCAGGATCAGCAGGGCGGCCGCGCGCGCCGCCAGCACCTCGACGACAAAGAGCACCGCGCCGCTCGCGAGAGCGGCAGCGGTGCCCAGGACGAAGGTGCGGGTGGTGGAGTGGTGCCGCATGGCGCCGCACCGTGGCGCGACGATCGCCCGCGCGCGTGGGGGATGCGTCGGAGAGCTGGGCTTCCCGACGCGGCGTCGCCGGTCCTTTATTTAAGGGCGAAGGCCACCATATTCTGGGCGCCGGAATTATCGGGCCGGCCAGTAGGGGGTAATATGAGGCTGAACGTCGAAGGAGCGACCATCATCCGTCACGCTGATACGGATGTGGACCACAGCATTGTGTCAGAAGATCTCGATTGGCAGTGCGAGTCTGACGAGCGGGGTATGGGGCAGGAAAATCACTACATGGCAACCATGCTGCATCCGCAACTGGGATCGCTTTCATGGAGTGTCTACGAATATCCGATCGGCGTGCTTAATCTATACACCAAGGAGTTGGGCGGCCATTCGCTCGTTCAAGACTTTTCTGTGTCGCTTGAGCATGAAGAGGATGAACCGTGGGAGTGACCCGCTAGTCGCTATGGGAGGGGCGGGCCGGAATTATCCGTTCCCGCCTTTACCTGCTTGTGAAGGTGGTCGGCGAGGCTGATGCCCTTGCTCACAACGTCGCCATCGGCCGCTACGTCCTGCGACACGGCGAGGCGGCCGGTGATCTCGACATCGCCTTCGATGCGGACTCCGCCGTCAGCGACCAGGCGCGCGGTTGCACCAGCTGGCAGCACGACGTCGAGCGCATGCGCTTGCGGATCGTAGGCGACGACGGCGCCATCATCGAACTCGATCAGCTCGCGCAGGCTGTCGCCGGCGGCCGGATAGGCGGACGATCGGATTCCGCGCAGCGCGACGCCGGCGGCGAGTTCGCCGTCCGCGCAGATGAGCAGCACCTGCTCGTCCTTGCTGGGCGGCGACCATGTGCGCGTGCGGCCGGCGCGCATCTCGATCCAGCGGATCGGGCCGGAGGTGAGATCACCGGCCGTCACCGTGCAGGTCGCGGCGGCGAGATCCACGGAAGCGATGGTGCCCCAGCGGATGAGGTCGCCAAGGCCGCGCGGATCGTCGCCGCGATCCATCAGACGGCGGCCTCGGCCGAGATCGCGCCGGCGAGCTGGAGCGAGGCCTCGATACGGTCGACGCGGATGATGACGCGCCGGCAGTGGTCCGGGCGGCCGCCCAGCCTGACCGCGAGCCAGTCGATGATGGCTTCAGCGATGATCGCCCAGCGATGGCCCTTGATCGCCATGCGCCCGGTCTTGCTGGAGATCGTCTCGTACTGGCTGGGCGGAGGCCCGCCGAGCAGAAGATATTTCGGCGCGGCGAGCGTGACATAGGCCCACTGATCGAACGCGATCAGCCAGGCGTGGGCGAGGAGGCGGGGACGGTCGAACCATCGGCCGAGCACGAGGAGCAGCACGATGGCCATCGGCGGCGCCAGCAGCAGCGCGAGCAGGAGGGCGAGGGGGGACATGACTTCTCCTTGGCGGTGGGGGAAGGGGTCAGGCCGGCCAGCCGGCGGTGATGTCGATGGCGCGCAGCGAGGCGATGTCCGGGGCGGCGATGAGCTGGTCGCTCAAGGCCTTCTCGCGGTCGAAACAGCCCTGCATATGGTCGCCGATCGCGATGCCGTAGGCGATGATCGCGGTGGTGGTCAGCGTGGTCCACACGCCGTCCGCGATCTTCCAGTTGCGCGGTGCGTCGAGATCGATGCCTTTGTTGCGCGCATAGGCCTCAGCGGCGGTGCAGCGGCCGACCGTGGTGTCGTCCGCCGGCATCACCGTGTCGTCGAAGGTCAGCCACTGCTGGCGATCCCAGCGGAGCGCCGCCAGCTCGGCGAGGCGAGCAGCGCGCGCCGCTTCGAGCCGGGCCGTGATCTCCTCGGCCGGGAAGGGCGTCACCAGCCATGCGCCATCCGTCCAGGCCAGCAAGGTTGCGTCCTGATCGAAGGCCGGCGCATCGGGCGCTTCAACCCAGCCGCAAGCCGCCCGGCCGGCCTCGTTGTTGGCCAGATCGGACCACAGATTGCCAAGCTCATCGCTGTCGGAGAGAGGCAACGCCTGCGGCTCGGCACCTCGTTTGGAGAACAGGGTCATCCGAAACACTCCAGATAGAGGACCCCATCCCCGCCCTTGCCGCCGGTTGTAGTGGTGCCCCCTTGAACTCCGCCGTTTCCGCCGGCTCCCAATGTCCCAGCCGCCCCTTGTGATTCGGTGCCGTTTGTCGTGGTATTGCCCCCACCGAGGCGTCCGTTCCCATTCAGGCCGTTATATGATCCGGAGCCGAGTGGAACTTCAGCGCCATCATCACCGGCAGCACCGACACCAGGCTGACCGCCGGACACGCCGTTGACGCCATGTTTTCCACCTTGAGCCGTGAATCCGAGAAAGGTTGAATTGCCTCCATCAGAAGGCTGCACCGCAATTGAAATTCCCCCTGTGCCTCCGGGGCCAATCACCAGCACGGCCGAGGAACCCGACACCGGGATGAGGCGCCGCTGGAGGCCGCCCTGACCGCCTCCGGTTCCGCCATTGCCGTTACCGGGAGCAAGGCCACCACCACCACCACCGCCACGAAGCTGGAAGCGAACGAGCTTGGTCCCGATCGGGAAAGGAACCGTGAACATACCGGCGGTCGTGTATGTCGCCGTGCCGAGCGATCTGATCTTGCCGAGGCTACTCGACGACGAGGGGCTAGGAACGCCGGCGGTCACGGCGTCACCTTCTTCGGGGCAACCTTCTTCGTGCCGCTATAGCTGGCATCCACATAGCCTGCGCTGGACTGATCCCACAGTTCATAACCCGCCTTCAGCTTCAGATCGGTCTCGATGTTGAAGGGGCTGTCATTGAGCGGCACGGATTTGTTGCGCGCGCGGAAGCACGAATTGCTGCCGTCGCTTTTCCGCACGCGCATGTGGAACACGTCATCCGCCGATCCGCTGTTGCAGAGGCGAACGTGAACGCTCCACTCCTCGCCATCCGGGACTGGCCCGAACGCCTTCGTCAGCACCGTCGTGGTGGTGTGGTTGACGAGATCAAGAACGGACTCGATCGGGGTATCAGTCATCAGATATCATCCGAAAAACCAGCGATCGGCCTCGGCCTGCTGGCGGGTGTAGGGATTGGCCCAGACGTTCGGCTGCTCGGGATCGCCGCTCGATGTCAGCATCAAGCCGGCCGTGTCCGTTTCCGGAACGGACGCCACGAGCGTGTCTGTCAGCGCCTGGATCTTCGGGAGCAGCTCATCCTCGACCGCTTCCTTCAGATCTTCGAGCGCATTGCTGTCCTCCCATTGCTTCAGGAGCTGGGCGAGCGCTGCCGCGTCCGCCTGCCCCTGCAACAGAAGCGGCGACAGAATCTGGTTCAGCCGATCGAGGCCGAGCGACATCAACTGGTCGATCGCCGCCTGATAGTCCGGCTTGAGCGCCAGAACCGTGCGGACCTGCCCCATGAGGTAGGTCATCGCTCGGTTCATGCGTTCCGGGCTGGCGTCGTCGTCCGCCTGGAAGTCGATCTCGGACGGGAGCTGATCAGGCGTGCTCGACACTGTCGATCACCCCCGCCGCCTTCATCTCGTCGTACAGTCCCTGATCCACGACGATGGCGTCATGACTGGGGCGGTAGAGATATTCCTCGTGCTCGAACTTGCGCGCGAGCGTCACGCGATAATATCCCGATTTGCTCTTCTTCTCGGTAGCCAATGTCGCCTCCTTAGAGCGCGTAGAACTTGGTGTAGGCGACGTGCCACGGCCGCCCGATCGCGTCGGTGGTGCCGTCCGTCCGCAGGCGGAAGTCGGTGACGGCCGCGCCCAGGTTGAAGATGTAGGTCCGCACGATCGCGCCATCGTTCGGATCGATCTGGTCGGTGTAGGAGTTGGGCGCGGTCTGCGTCGCGTAGCCGGGGCCGGTGAGCAGCTTGACCGTCGCCGTGTTGTGGGCCGGGTCGAAATACTCATAGCGCTGGATCACGCGGATTTGCGCGGAGCCGGCGCCGGGCAGCGTGTGCGTGTCCCAGATATGGGTGAAGGCGAGCTTCGGCCGGGTCAGCTCGCAATCCGAGCCGGCGAGCTTCAGCCCCGGCTGGACGTCGTTGGTGCCGGAGAAGACCGCCTGCAACGGGACGAGCGGCGGCGACGCGCCGCCAGCCGACAGGATCGACTGGCTGTTGCGGTCGAGCGGATACCACTGCCCCGCGATCTGCACCTGATAGGTGAGTTCCGCGCCCGAGGGCGAGATCGTGTCGGCGAGGATGTCGATCGACGCGATGCCGCCCTGAAGCTGGAGCGCGTTCACGTTCTTCCATCCAAGGTCGACGACGGTGCGCGCCGACTTGAACTTCAGCATGTAGGGCGTGAAGACCAGATCCTTGGTGCCGTCCTCCTGCTGATACGCCCCGTCGAGCCGGGTGAAGAGCGTGCCGCCGGGGAAGTTCGTGCCCTGCGTAACAGCGAGATAGTGAGCGGCTGCGGTGATGACGATCACCGCATAGCGCTTGCCGCCCGAGAGCCAGACCGGCGCGATCGCCAGCTTGTTCGCGCCAGTGGCGAGCTGCGCCTTCGTGAAGGTGGTCATGCTGATCACGGCCGTCTGATCGGGCACACCGCTACGATCGCACTCGACGATGGCGATGCTCACATTGCCGTCGGTCGCGAGCTTGGTGAATTCCAGCCCGACGGCGCCGAGCCATCCGTCGGTCGGCTGCACCCACGTCTCGGAGATCTGCGCGCCGTTGACCTGATGCTGGGTGGTGACGGCCGTCCAGTACGGCTCCTCATAGGTGTCCACCCAATATTCCTGCACGCGGACCCAGCCGTGCGTCGGGCCGTCCCAGTCGACGTCGAGCGTCTGGAACTGCTCGCCGTCGTGGCTAAAGGTCTCGGGGACATACTGGCTGGTGATCGCGCCCCACCAACCGGCGTTGGTGCAGACGGTGAAAGGCGTCCCGTAGCGGATGCGCTCGCGCGTCATCATCTTCTGGACCATGTCGGTCGTTTGGTAGCTGAAGGACGAGGCCGACAGCTCGCCCGTCTTCGGGCCTGTGGTGAAGAGCGGCACGAGATCGTAGGCCGGCAGCAGCAGACCGTTGGTCAGCACGACGGCCGGGTTGAGCGGGTTCGCGAGCGTCAGCTCGCCGGTGTCCTTCGCGTCATCCGGAAAGCGGACACCCTCGTAGACCCGGCAGCTCGACGAGGCGTCGGTGAGCAGCGAGCTGGTCGTTTCAAGGAAATAATCGGCGGCCGAGCTGGCGGCGGTCGACGGGATGTTGAGCTTCGACTCGACGTCGGCGAGGCGGACCAGGGCGCGGCCGAGCGCATCCTGCGACACGGTGCCGGCGAGACGGGCGGCGAAGCCCGACACGGTGCCGTCGATCGCGGCGACCTTCGACGTGGTGGAGCTGGTCGCGTCCTTCAGGTTGGCGACATCGGCGGCGACCGACTTCACCGACTTCTGCCGATTCTCCTCGACCATCACGACGGTGTCGATGCCGGTCGGCGACATGACGACGCGCGCGACGGCGAGGTAGCCGGCCGGGAAGATCGGGTCGACCGGATCGGGCGCCTCGATGCCGGCGTCGACATTGACCGTGGCCGTGCGCGACCGGGTCATCGCGGCGGGCTTGCCGACCGCCGTCATCGTCTTTTCGTCGACGAGATAATCGCGCTCTTCGACGTCGATCTCCTCGGTGGTGCCGGCGACCAGCACGAGGACATTCTTGCGGCCGGTCATGGGCAGCGCGTTGGTCAGATCGAAATCGATCGACGTGCCATGGACGTAGACGAGGCCGTTCGAGAACAGGCGCCCGGCGCCGACCGTCACCCGAGTCGGGCTGGCGCGAACCGCATCGAAGCCGGCGAAGCCAACGCCGTCACCGATCGCATCGCGCACGACGTCATCCAGCGAGGCCTGAGTGAAGGCCTGCATATTGTTGAAATCGTCGGGCGTGACGTCCTGATCCTGCCGGAAGATGACCTGCTTTTCCACGATCAATAGACCTTTCGATATTCGCCGAAGCGGAACTGGCCGAACCGGAGACCGCCGCTGAAGCGGACGCGCCGATGGGTCTCGGTGTCGATGAGGATGGTGTCGCGCGCGGCCTTGGAGACGCGGATCGCCTCGATCGCGCGTTCCAGCGTCGTGTTGTCGGTGTTGCGGAGATAGCCCCGGCCGTAGCGGAGCTGGCGCAGCGGCGAGCGATGGCGCGGCACGGAGACGAGCAGCTCGGCCTGATAGGGGATGTAGCCCAGCCGCGCGTGGCCGAGGAAAACCCGGCCCGAGTGGTGCGCGGCCGTTCGCGTCCGGTCGCTCAGCGAGACGCGGTCATAGACCGACTGGGCGCCCTTGCTCGCGCAGAGATAGCGGCGGCCGAGCATGTTGCCGAGGAAAGCCTGGGCGCGGGAGGCGACCCTCGTCGCCTCGACACGGGTGGGCTCGATCGACACCGGCGTGAGGCCGGCCGCGACAGCGAAGCCGCCAAGATCGCCCGACACGCGGAGGTTGTAGACGTTGGCGGGCGCGGCCGAAGCCTGCGCGTAGAAGTGCCGCAGATAGCCATGGCCGAGGAAACGGCGCGTGCTGGGGCGCGGCACGGCGAGGCGGACGACATCGATACCCACCTGCTCGAAGGCGATCTCGGTTTCGACGCCGTTTTCCCAATAGGTCGCACGGCGTCCGCTGTGCTCGGGGCCGCGCGAGCTTCGGGGATAGCAGCGGACGAGCCAGCGCTTGCCCGTGGCGCCGGCGGCGAACACGCTGGTGGAGGCGGCCTCGCGCTGCTGGAAGGTGTAGAGGCGGAGTTGGGGCAGGGACTGGAGCCACGCCTCCCGCTGCTCGGCCGTCATGCCGCCGCGCAGGAACAGCTTGGACGGCGGCCGGACCACCTTGACCACCTCGGCATCGACAAGGGCGACGTGGGCCTTGATGCCGGCCAGAGTCGTCTTCTTGCGATGGAGGTCGTAGGCGTCGCGGATCACCTGCCGCTTGCGGGCCTCGGGCCAGTCATCGAACCACAGGTCGATCGAGTAGGCCGCCGCGAGATAGCCGAGCAGATCGGTCGGGCAGGTGTCGGGGTTCCACGTCGCGCTGATCAGGTCGGTGGGCAGCGGGAAGCGCGTGGCAACCGTCGCGTCGACGGCGCGCTCCAGCGCCGTGGCGTTGGGCGGCATCAGCACGGTCACGCGATGACCTCGACGTCGACGGAGAGCGTTTCCAGCCACGCGGCGCCGCGCGGCCCCGGATCGACATCGCCGATATCGATCGAGGCGCGCTCGATGCCGCCGACCGAAGCGGCCGCCGCGCGCAGCATGTCCGCATAGACGGCCCGGCCGATCATGTGGCGGCCGGCAGCATAGGCGCGGGCGGCCGTCATCGCCGCCGCCTGGACGACGATGGGGGCCGGGCCGGGCCTGATCCAGAGCGTGAGCGTTGCTGAATAAGGCAGGATCGTTGCGGCGCTGACGGTGACGATGTCGGTGAGCTGGGTAGCGTCTTCGCCGGCGAACGCCGCCGCGACCATGCCGACCGTTTCGGGCGGCACCGTCCCGTCACCATCGCGGCCGAGCAGCACGATGCTGATGCCGCCGCCTCCGGTATTGATGACGGATACGTCCTTCACGGACGGGGCGACCGTGCGGACACGCGCCTCGTAGCCGCCGGCGGTCATTCCGATCGCCATCAGCTCGGGCGACAGGAGGTAACGACGCAGCAGATCTTCGTCGCGCTCCATCACCGCGGGCGCGGCGTCGGTCGCCGGCGTGACCACGAGGCGGGTCAGACCGAGGCGCGCAACGATCTGGTCGAGGTTCGCGCCCTTGGCGAATGCCGGCATCACGCTGCGCGCCTGGTCGTTGGCATCGGCGCGGGTCAGCAGCTCGCGATAGGCGAACGCCTCCATGAGCTTGGAAATCGGGTCCGACTCCAGCAGCGCATCGAAATCGGGGAGGCGGGTGCGGAAGTCCGCGATCAGGTTCGCGAGGATCGCCTCGAACGACAGCGGCGCGACCACCGTGGGAGGCGGCAGGCTGGACAGGTCCACGGTGGGCGCGCTGGCGGGGATGTCGGACACCCGGCGGGTGTCGCGCGAGCCGTGCGCTTCATTCTATCGGCAGGCGTCGGGGAGCCCGACTCCCCGACGCATCCCTCTCCATCAGCCACCCAGCAGGGACGCCACGACATCGAGGGCGCGCTGGCGATCGTCGCCGGTCAGGCCGAGGATTCGACGGATGGGATAGGTCGCCTCGGCCGAGCTGCGCTTCGCGTCGACCTTGTCGCGCAGGCCCTCCTGGTGGACGCGCGCGATCTGGGCGGCGCGGCCGGCGAACCCCACCTCGACGGAGTCCGCGTCGCTGCGCGCCTTCAGAAAGCGCGACGTGCGGAGCTTGGCGAACATCGCCTTGCGGGAGACCGAGGCGCGCGCCCGTGCCGCCGCGCGGCCGCCGACGCCTTTTTTCCGGGGCTTGCGCGGTTCGAATGGCGATCCGTCCGGGTTGAGCTGGGCGGCGATGCGATCGGACTGGCTGCGGCGCAGCTCGGCCGCGATCATCCGGGTCGCACGCCTGCGTTGTCCGGGGGCGAGGCCGTCGATCATCGTCTGAAGAACCTTCTCCAGTTCGGCGAGATCGGCTTCCATCGTCGCTAGGGCACCAGCCGCTCAGGCGTGCCGGGCGGCGCCTCTCCGAAGATCTCGCGGAGCAGAAGCTCGGAGCCATCGGCCGCCCGGATGGGCTCGTTGAGGTCGCCCGGCTCGTCGAGGTGGGTGAGGGTGGTTCCGCCCTTGCCGTCGCTTTCCGCCATCACGCTCTCCGACATCTGGATCGTGATCGAGATGTTGCAACGCCCCTGCGTGAGCAGGTCGACGTCGAAGCGGACGGCCTGCTCGCGAAGCTGGTCGTTCTCGAACTGCTCCGGCTGGTTGACGATCATCCACTGGACCAACGGATAGAAAATCGCGTCGGGATGGCCGGAATAGTCGATGATGTAGAGTTCCGCCTCGTAGCGACACTCGAACGACGAGCCGTTCCCGGCGCGCGCGAGCAGCCGACCGTTCGACACATAGGCCTGAAATCGGTCCGGGGCGTCCGAGAAATCGGGCACCGCGCGCGCGAGCGCCTGGCTGAGAGATTGCAGCTTGAGCATCAGCGCGTCGGTCGCCCGGGCTTCGCTTCCCGATCCCGCACGCAGCCTGAGCAGGGGCAATCATCGATCATCCATGCTATCTTCGCGCTGGCCCAGATCGCATGATCATCGTGAAATTCGGCGTAATGGCGTGCGGATTGCGGCATGTTGGCGATGTTCGCCTTATCCTCATCCGAGAGCACGACCATGATCGGCTGGTTGATATCGGCGCCGAACCACTGGTCACCCACCTTAACGATCATGGCCTACCTCCATCGCGCCGGTCGCGGAGCACGCGCCGGGGCTGTTCCACTCGATCAGGCGGACGAGCTGCGCGGTGACGGCGCCGAGCGTCGTCATGATCCGCACGGCCGCCTCGCGGACGGACGCGGGCACGGTCGCCGCCTGATCCTCGGGGAAGCCGGCGGGTGCGGCCGGGCAGACCAGAAGATCGGAGGGCAGTGCGTCCTTCACCGCCACGGCGGCCGGGCTGCGCGGCGGGGCCTCAGCGGGCCGGTGCGCGCAACCCGCCAACGCGGTTGAGAGCAGCAAACCAGTCGCCGCCCACGCGATCATCCGAACCGATCGAGCCATTCGCCTTCTCCATAGCTTCTGCGGCGGCGCGGGTGTCGGCCGCCGTGGCGCGGGCGCGATCGGCATCGCGCGCCGCCTTCTCTTCCCGGTCCTTCGCCGCCTGGGCGAGGATCTGCGCGCTCTCGGCCGTCGTGTCGTGCTCGTACCGGGCGAGATCCGCGACACGGGCGCGGCAGGCCTCGCCGCGCTTGCCGTTGGGCGGATCGAGCTGGGCACCGGCCGAGGCGCAGACGGCATCGCCCCATGCGAGCAGGCCGTCGCGATCGGCGCGGATCGAGGCGGCCCATGCCCAGAGTCCGGCCGCGACGATCGCCAGCACGATGAAGGTGATGTAGCTGCGATGCTGATCGAGCCAGGCGATCGGGTTGATGCCGCGCACGACGAGGGCCGCGATGCCGCCGACGCCGGGAATGGCGCTGAGCGCGATCGGCAGCAGATGCGCGGTGATCCAGGCGAGAAGAGCCGTCATGCCGAAGCGCTCCTGTCCATGACGCGGTTGCGGATCTGGCCGAAGACGAAGGTGCGCTGTTTCGCATCGCCCTCGACGATCTCGGCGTAGCGGGTGCCCTGAAAGCTGTTGAGCAGCTCGACCAGCACGGCTTCGCCGTCCTGTGCCGTGCGCGCCGCCATATAGGCGTCGAGGGCCTTCAACGTGGCGCCGCCCGGCGAAATGGCGCCGTCGACAACCAGGCCGTCGCCATGGAGCACGTTCAGCGCGCGCTGGAGGAGCTTGGCGGCGGCCTTCGTGCCCATGTTCACGCCGGTGTCGAACATCTCGCCGGCGACGTGCGGCGCGCGGATCGACACAAGGTCGAGGTGCGGCGCGAACCAGTAGCGCTGGGTATAGATCCTGCGCGCAAGCTCGATGGGGAGGTCGCGCATGTCCCCCTTGTAGCCGTTGGCCCGCGCCTCCGCCTCGGTGATGCCGAAGCGGGTCGGGCCGCCGCGATCGGCGTGGTTGTCGACGAAATCGCCCTCGACCGCGATCAGGCCGGCGATGCGCTGGTCGAGCGTCTTCATGCGCCGTCTCCCCGGCCGGGCGCGACGCGGTCGAGGAACCGGCCGGGGATGGTGGACGCGGCCGCGACGAAGCCGGCGATGAAGGCCGGCGTCGCGCGGAAGGCGACCATGGCGAGGACGAAACCGATCGCCTGGGCGATGAAGCGGTCGAGGTGCAGCCACGAGCTGACGCCGCCGGTGACGTAATAGGACACGCAGATCCCAACGCCCCACTGCACCAGGCGCTGGCTCCAGCTCAGCCCCTTCTCCCATGCCTGGGCGACGGCCGCGCCGATGGCCGCCGGCGCGATGGCGCTGAGGCCGGCGCCGATCACTTCGAAAATATCGTCGAGGGGCTTGCTCATCGGGTCAGTCCCACAGGTTGATTTCAGGAAGGGTGTCGGTGGTCGGCGCCGAGGCGGGGACGGTCACCGGATGGTTTTCGGGAAGGCCGCCGGCGAGCGCGCGGGCGGCGAGGCCGGGGTTGGTGTCGAGCACGCCCTCGACCAGGCCGACGTTCGAGCCGATGGCCCGCCACGTCAGCTCGTCGAGCCCTTCGCCGGAGAGAGCGGTGATGACCGTGTCGGCCATCAGATGACCCGGACCTTGGATCGGCGCTTGCCCTTGATGTCGCGGATCGCGTGGAGCGCGTTGCGAAGGTGCGCGTCGACCGGCAACGCATTCTCCGCTGCCCGGTGCAGCCCTTCGTTCGTGGCCGAGATCTCCGCGCTCATCTCGCTGAGATCAGCGGCGGCATAGCTCATCACGGCGCGGCGCCACGCCTGCACCCGGCTGGAGACACCGTCGATCTCCGGCGCCGCGATGTCCGAAAGGCGGGCGACGCCGGCGGCCTGCTGACAGGCCTGCCAGTCGGCGAGGTCGGTCAGCGCGGATGCCATGCCGTTGACGATCGCGACGCGGAGTCGCGCGGCGGGGATGGTCTCGGGCAGTTTCATCAGCGCGCGCACGTCGGCCGGCGCGATCTCGGGCCACCAGTCGCCGGCGGAGACGGGCGCGCCATCGGCGGCGCTGGCGGCGGCGGGGATCGAGACGACGAGGGCCATGGGATGCGTGTCCGATGCGGCTCGCCCCGAGCAGTCGGGGGTGAGGATAGCGACCGGGTCGGGTGGGCCGAGGCCTCCTCACCGTTCACGTCCGCCCCCGAGCGCTCGGGGGGCGAGCTTGTGGCCGCGCTAGTCGCGGCGAGGCTTGTTGCGGGCGAGCCGGCGAAACCGGGACGCGATGAACGGGTACGCATCCCAGCACATCGCCGAGATCACGAAGACGATCGCGGCCACGCCCACGAGATGATCGCCGCCCCGGACCGCGCCGGATGCCACGACGGCGTGGATCGCCATCACGCGCCCTGCCCCTCGCTTTTCGCGGCATCGGCGAGGCGCTTGGCCTCGCGCTTCAGCGCGTCGATTTCCTTCTTCACGCCGACCTTCGGGTTGAGCTGGAGCGCGCGCTCCAGGCGGGCGATCGCCGCCTCGATCGCGGCGCGCTTGCCGCCCGCCGGGCCATCCGCCGCATCGTCGGCGGAGGTGGCCTGCCGCGCGAGGGCGCGGCCGATCGCGGCGTTCATCTTCGCGCGGACCTGATCCGGCATGTCGTAGCCGGCGACCAGATGGTCGACCGCCTGCAACACGCCGACATCGAAGTCCCCGCCCTGACCGAGCGCCTTGTTCGCCTCGTCCGCGACTTCCTCACAGATCAGCGTGGCGGGTGTGCGATCGAAGCGCTCGGGCAGGGGGAGCTGGAAGCGGAGCATCGCGGCGGCGAGGGGCATGGCGCCCATAAAATCGCCGACGTCGATGCGCCAGATCATGACATGGGGGAGGATGACGTCGGTGACGGCCTGGCCGGACGCGACCATCCCCTTCAATGCGCCGTCCACCCAGTCGGCATATTCAGGCAGGATTTCGCGCTTGATCGCGATCTTGCCTTCGAGCGACTGGGTGTCGTGCAGCCGGCGCAGATCGTTACCGAGACGCGCCTTCATCAGCGCATACTCGGTCGCCGCCGATCCGGTGTGAGTGGCCGGTGCCGGCCCGATCGCGCCGCCCGCCGCCTTGGCGGCGAGCACGCGCGCGCGATGGCGCTGACCGGGCGTCATTCGCCGGCTCCAGCGTCATCGGCCTCGACGAACTCGATGTTCTCGGCGAGCGCCGCGAGTTCGAAATCCTCGACGATATAGTCGTCGTTCGAGCTTTCGAAATTCTCGATGCGCTTGCGGCGGGCATTGTCCTCCACCTTGCGCCGGCGCGACTGCTCCTGGACGTAGATCGACAGATTGTCGAGCGTGGTCACGAGCATCGCGTTGTCGGGGAAGAAGGGCACGCGCACCGCCGGGTGGCCGCCGATCCGCTTCTGGCTGACGACGATGTCGGAAGCCAGCGTCTCCGTCGGCTTGTTGGTCTGGTTGACCACCGGGAAATACTTGTCGTGCAGCAGCTTGCGGCCGCAGATGACGACGAGATCGGTGCGTTCGCGGTGCCACGGTGCGAGATACTCGGTCAGGTCCATCGCGACGGCGTCGAGGTTCTTGTATTCCTCGTTCGGGCCGACCTTGATCGGATCGGGCGTCGTGACACCGGCGACGGCGTCCGATGCCCCCGCTACGGTGGTCGAACCCATCACCTGCTCCGGCGCTTCGAGCCGCATCGACTGGAGCCAGCCGATATTGAGATCCTGCAGGAGCGGGTTGGCGACCTTGTCGGATTCCGGCGCGACGTGCGTGCCGTTCCAGCCGATCATGATGCGGTCCAGCGCCTGCTGGTTGATGATGACGTCGCGGATGCGGGTCTCGAAGTCGGGGAACTTCGCCCACATGTCGAGCTTCGCCCACTTGATGTGGGTGTTGTAGTCGGTCTCCTCGCACTTGTAGCGGCGCGAGGTCTCGCCGGTCGCGTCGGCGGTCTGGCGGTCCTTGGTGTCGGTGTTGGTGCGGCTGGCGATCGGGCCGGTGCTGACGACGCCGACCGTATCGCCGATCAGTTCCGTCACCGGATAGATGTTGATCTTGCCCAGGAAGTCGCTCGACTCCTGCATCTTGGTCTCGATGACCTGAGCAATCGACGGATCGACGGAGAAGGACTCGGTCGCCTTGGACACGCCGTTCAGTTCGGCGATGCCGCTGAGATAGATGTTGAAGAGTTCGCGGGTTACGTTGCGCATGGGCAGATCCTTGTGGCGTGTTCGTTCTGGCGGGGCGGGCGGACGATCAGCAGTCGGTGCGAACTCGATCGCCCTTGCCGCCGGTCGCCGCCGGGCGGGCCGTGAAGTTGCCGGGCGTCCCCTCCAGCTCGGCCTTGAGCGCATTGTGGTCGGCGCGCAGGGCGCCAAGGCCAGACTTCAGATCCTTGCCCATCGCCTCGATGCCGGCCGCCATCTTCGTGATCGCGTTGCCGAGCGCGGCGAAGCGCGGATCATTGTCGTTCGCGGGCGGGTTCGGAGCCGGGGCGGGCGGCGCGGGCTGTGGCGCGGGATCGTCCTTCTTGCCGCTCAGGCTGGCGAGGAACGCTCGGCACTCGGCGAAGAAGCCCTGCGCCTCGGTCTGGGGCGCCGTTTCGCCCTCGGCGAGCGCGAAGCTCGTCTCCATGCCGAGGGAGAAGACGTTGCCGGCCTCCTTCGGACGCGGCATGTGCGGGTGCAGGCCGGGATGCTTGACGGCGAAGCTCAGCACCTCGGTGCCGAGCGAGGCGGGGATATCGGTGACCGCGAGGCCGACGAGATAGGCCTTGCCGGTGTTGGCGAAGTTGGGCGCCACCTCGATCGAGGTGTAGATCTTCTGCTTGTCCTCGACGAGGGCGACCAGCTCGTCGGTCGCCTCGATCTCGGCGTTGAGAGCGAGCTTCTTCACCTTCTTGCCGCCCAGATCCAGTTCGACCTCCTCGGTCGAGACCGACAGCACGTCGCCATAGGCCTTGAACGGCTCGGTGCCGGTGACGCCGACGATGTGCTCCTTGTTTACGCGGGCGCCGTAGGTCACGCGATTGTAGGTCGCGGCGATGTCCGTAAGCCACTTCCGATCGATCTTGCGACCGTCGACGGTGTCGCCCTCGACGGCGACGCGGAAGGATTTCGTCTTGGGCATGGGGCGGCTCGCCTATCCTCTGATCCGGGCGCGCGACGCAGGGCCGCGCTGACCGGGGCAACAGGAAGAGAAGCGCGCGCGACCGCAACGCAGGTGCGTCGGAGAGCCCGGCTCCCCGACGCCCGGCCGCCGCGCGACGGGATCGGGCGCGGCAAGGTCCGCGCCGATGATCGGCACCATCCCCTTCGACGCCAGGCGCAAGGCCCGCCACCTCTATTGGGCGGGCTACGACTGCGCGCAGGTCGCCGAGGTGCTGGAGCTCAACGAGAACACGGTTCGGAGCTGGAAGCAGCGCGACGCCTGGGATCTGACCTCGCCCATGTCACGCGTCGATCAGTCGGTCGAAGCGCGGATGCAGCTTCTGATCTGGAAGGAGCACCACACCGGCCACGATCTGAAGGTGATGGACGCGCTCAGCCGCATCCTCGAACGGACGGCGCGGGTCCGCAAATATGGGGAGCCGGGCGGCAACGAGACCGACCTCAACCCCAACGTCTCGAAGCGCAATGCCGGCCCGAAGAAGCTGCCGAAGCGCAATTTCCTGACGCCCGAGCACATCGAGGCGCTGAAGGAGGACTTCTTCTCCAGCATTTTCGGCTATCAGCGGGAATGGTGGGAGGCCGGGCTCAGCCAGAAGACCCGCTTCATCCTGAAGAGCCGCCAGATCGGCGCGACGTGGTATTTCGCCCGCGAGGCGTTCATCGACGCGCTGGAGACCGGCCGGAACCAGATCTTCCTGTCCGCCTCGCGTAATCAGGCAAACCTGTTCCGCGGCTACATCGTCAAATGGGTGTTCCAGATCACGGGCGTCCAGCTCACCGGCGAGAGCCTGACGATCGACCGGGGCGAGGACGAGGACGGCGCGCAGCTCGAACAGCCGACGCTCTACTTCCTCGGGACCAACTATCACACGGCGCAGGGCTACAGCGGCAACTTCTATTTCGACGAATGCTTCTGGGTTCATGGCTTCGAGCAGATCGAGGCGGTCGCGTCGGGCGTCGCCTCGCAGAAGCGGTATCGCGAGACCTACTTCTCGACCCCCAGCTCGATCACGCACGAGGCCTATGCCAAGTGGACGGGCAAGAGCTGGGCGGATGGGCGGCCCAAGAATGAGCGCGTCTCGATCGACGTCACGCACAAGGCGCTCAGGCATGGGGCGCTCGGCGCCGATCTCGTCTGGCGCCAGATCGTCACGATCGAGGATGCGGAGGCATCGGGCTGCGACCTGTTCGATCTGAACCATCTGCGCGCGACCAAGGCGCCCGACGTCTTCGACAATCTCTACATGTGCAATTTCGTCGATGACGCCGTGTCGATGTTTCCTTTCCTCATGCTCAGGCGGTCGATGGTCGACAGCTTCGATGCCTGGAAGGACTTCAATCCCTATTTCCAGCGCCCGTTCGGCGATGGCGAGGTGTGGATCGGCTACGACCCGCAGGAGAGCGCGAACGGCGACGATGCGGCGTGCGTCGTCGTCGCGCCGCCGGCCGGGCCGAAGGGCAAGTTCCGCATCCTCGAAAAGCATCGCTGGCGCGGCAAGGACTTCGCCGTCCAGGCGGAGGAGATCCGCAAGCTCACCGAGCGCTACAACGTCACGCACATCGCGATCGACACCACCGGCGCCGGCGCGGCGGTCTGGCAGTGCGTCGTCAAGTTCTTCCCGCTGGCGAAGCGGATCGATTACAGCCTGCAGGTCAAGACGGCCATGGTCTACAAGGCCAAGCACGTCTTCAGCTCGGGCCGGATCGAGTTCGACGCCGGCTGGGCGGACGTCGCGGCGAGCTTCATGGCGATCCGCCCGAAGCTCACCAAGGGCGGCGCCCAGATCACCTATGTCGCCCAGCGCAGCGACGCGATCGGCCACGCCGATCTCGCCTGGGCGATCATGCACGCCCTCTTCAACGAACCGATGGACGCGGACGACGGTCGCCCGCGCAAGAGCAGACTGAGGATCAATCGGAATGGCGGAGACCAGCCAGCAGCAGCTTCCGGCCGTCGCCGACGCCGTGCCCGCGACGAAGCGGAAGGGCGCTGGCGCTCGCATGTTCACGTTCGGCGACCCGGAGCCCGTCCTCGACCGGCGCGGCCTGTTCGGCATGCTGGAATGCACCCGCACCACCCGCTGGTACGAGCCGCCGCTCCCCATGCACGGGCTCGCGCGGGCCTATCGTATCGCGCCGCATCATAGCTCCGCGATCCTCGTCAAGCGGAACCTGCTGCTCAAGACGTTCGTGCCGTCGAGGCTGCTGTCGTCGTCGGCCTTCAGCCGCTGGGCGCTCGATTATCTGGTGCTGGGCAACGGCTATCTCGAACGGCGCGACAATGTCCTCGGCCGATCGATGGCCATGTTGCCGTCGCTGGGCGTCCATACCCGCGTCGGGATCGAGCCCGATACCTTCTGGTTTCTGGGCGAGCCCCGCAAGCCGCACCAATTTGCCGCTGGCACGGTCTTCCATCTTGCAGAGCCGGACCTCGCGCAGGAGATCTATGGCGTGCCGGAATATCTGTCGGCGATCCAGAGTTCGCTGCTCAACGAGGCGGCGACGCTGTTCCGTCGGCGCTATTACCAGAACGGGAGCCATGCCGGCTTCATCCTCTATTCGACCGACGTCGGCCTCGCCGACGAGGATGCGGACGAGCTGGAGGAGATGCTGGCCGAGACGAAGGGCGTCGGCAATTTCCGGAACGTCTTCCTGCATGTGCCGGGCGGCCATAAGGACGGCCTGCAGCTCATCCCGATCGCCGAGGTGGCGGCGAAGGACGAGTTCCTCGGCATCAAGAACACGACGCGCGACGACATGCTCGCCGCGCACCGCGTGCCGCCCCAGCTCCTCGGCGTGGTGCCGGCGAACGCCGGCGGCTTCGGCGACGTCGAGAAAGCGGCTGATGTCTTCTTCAGCAACGAGATCGAGCCGCTCCAGGCGCGCTTCCTCGAACTGAACGAATGGCTGGGCGAGGAGGCCGTCGCCTTCAAGCCCTACGATCTGCTGTCGGCCCCGAAGGCGGCCTGATCCTTTCGCCCGCGCCGGCGCGGCCGGTGCGGGGGGAACCGCGCGCCAACGCGGTTCGCCGGCGAGATCTGCTCCTCGCCACCCGGCGGCCGACCGCCGCCAAGCCCCGTGCCTGGTCGCCCAGGCCGGGGCACCCAGAAGAGCAGGAAATCCTACAATGCAATCCCTCAGCGACGTTCGCCCCGTGATGCCGGCCGCCGGCTATATCGGCGGCAAGCGCAACCTCTCCCGGCGTCTCGTCACCTTGATCGACCGCGTCGATTGCGACGCCTATGCCGAGCCGTTCGTCGGCATGGGCGGCATCTTCCTCCGGCGCACCCGCCACCCGGCGGCCGAGTTCATCAACGATGCGTCGGGCGATGTCGCCACCTTCTTCCGCGTGCTTCAGGAGCATTACGCCTATTTCCTCGACATGCTCCGCTGGCGGATCGCCAGCCGCGCCGAGTTCGAGCGACTCCGCGCGCTGCCGCCCGAGCGGCTGACCGACCTTCAGCGCGCGGCGCGGTTCCTCTATTTGCAGCGCCTGTCGTTCGGTGGGCGTGTCGAGGGCCGGACGTTCGGCGTCTCGGCGTCGCAGGGTGCGCGGTTCAACATCACCAAGCTGGAGCCGATGCTGGCGGATCTGCATGAGCGGCTCGCCGGCGTCGTCATCGAGCGGCTCGACTATGCCGACTTCATCCGGCGCTACGACCGGGCGGGGACGCTGTTCTATCTCGATCCGCCCTATTGGGGTTGCGAGCGGGATTACGGCCAGGACGTGTTCGGGCCGGGCGACTTCGGCGAGCTTGCCGAGCTGCTGGGCCGCATCAAGGGCCGGTTCGTGCTGTCGATCAACGACCGGCCGGAGGTTCGCGAGATCTTCGGTCGGTTCCGCATGGCCGAGGTCGACACGACCTATCAGATCGGCGCGGCGCCGAGGCCCGCGCGCGAGCTGATCCTGTCCAATTTCGACCCGGCATGAGGATGGGGAGGCGGCGCGATCGTCGCCTCCCTCTTTCAGCCTCGGCCGTGCCAGCTTCCGGCCGATCGGGCGGAGCGGCCGTCGTTCGCCGCGATGGACGTCAGCTCGATCCCGGCGGAGCGGCCCGATAGATCCGCGATCTCCCGGAGTCCGATGGGCGCGATCTCCGGCGGCGATGCTGGCGTCGGCCGCGCGCGGCGCGTCTGTATCCAGGCGCTGATATCCAGATAGGTCACCGTCGACCAAGGCTGTCGACTTCCCAGCCGCCGCGCGATCGCATCGTCGTAGACATCCTGACGCGTCGCCCGCCATGGACCCACCGGCCGATCGAATACCATCAGCCGATAGCGCTCGCCGCTTCCACCCATATGCACTCCCTGCACGCGACGTGCCTGTAAACGGCCGGAGAGCCCCGCTGAGCGCATAGGCTCGCCGAGGGCACTCAGAGGCGGGGCGGCACGCCATGGCCCCGCACGGCCGCCCGGCGCGCGACTGGGGAGGCCTTTGGACCCTGCCACCCCCGTCGCGATGCCGGAAAATTAACCACCTCGACCCGACGCGCCGCGCAAGGCCCCCCGCCTCGCCTCCCCGCTTTTGGAGCGGGAAGTGATGCAGATCAGCCTGCTTCGTTGACCCTCGGAAGGGTCAAATTTGCCGGCGCTGGGCGGTTTAGAGAGGGAAAATGAGCCGGCCCCGCGAAATGGGGGCCAATGCAATTCGATGCACGCTCGTGGCGCTCTTCGCGGGCCGTCTGATTGATGCCGTCGAACGATGACGACGGATGATCGGCCAAGCTGGAGAGGAGGGGGGTGTCGGGAAAACCATAATCTCCGCAACAGGCTCGCTTAAAATGCCTGAAAGGCGCGGAAAACCGCCATTCTTGAGATTATGGCCGCGACATAACTTTCGCCAACCTGAAGGGGAGCGAAAACATAATCCCATTGATTTTAGGGCGTTTTTTCTTCGCGTCATATCGTCTTCAAGACCCATAATCAGGTTATATGGAAATTACTGATAATGTTATGGTGTAAGCCGTTGAGATCGTTGGCTTGTTATGGATGTTATGGTTTTCCCGACCCATCCCTAGCTACTAATGGGGCTCTCCCCTTCTAGGGACGGCGTGGGACTATCGTCTGCCACTGGCACGCGGTCAGCGCGCAGAAGCATGCGCTCAGCTTTCGGCAGGCGTGCTTGCCGGAGGGACAAGAAGAAGCCGGGGGAGAAGTCCCTGTGTCCGACCGATCGGGCGATACCGCCCATGCAGGAGCGCAGATATGTGCTCCGTCGATATGCGGCACCCTCGCGGGAAAAGGCCTCGGCGAAGGGCTCGCGCATATTCCGGTAGAAGTCATCATAGATGCCGCGATCGCCGTCGCTGATCGAGTAGAGCCAGGCCAGGACGAACCGCACAGCATGGCTGGGCTCCATTGGCGCCTCACCGGCCTGATTGTGCACCTCGTCCAGGGCGACCAGCGCCTTGAAGATCAGGTGATCGCGCTCGAAATGCATCGGATCACAGCAGCGCGAGCTGCTCGGCCGAGCGCGAAAAGACAGGGCGCACGCGCTGCGCCGCTTCGACGGCCTGACGATAGTGGACGGTCTGGAGGCGCTCGGCCTCCTCGAAGCTCACCGGCGTCCATTCGTCGCCTGGATAAACGGCATCGTAGATCAGGCTCACGGCTTCGCGCAGCTGCAAGTCATGTCGCAGGGCCTGCGCCATGGGGTGCTCCATTCATGTCCGACTCGCCGCCTCGGCGGCAGAGTTCGAATTAGAACAAAAATGGAACAAATGGCAAGGCGGCGGAAAATCGGCGGGGAGGTTATTGGCGACGGCCCGGCAGGAAGCCGTTCGGGAATAGTTCGGGACTCGTGGTTCCCTCTGTTCCCCTTCCGGTCCCTTTCCTTCCACGAGTTCGGGGCTTGCAGCCGCAAAAAATCCCGGTAAGAGGCGGCTTCCGGCGCATGTGGGCGGTTAGCTCAGCGGTAGAGCGGCTCGTTTACACCGAGCGGGTCGGGAGTTCGATCCTCTCACCGCCCACCATATGTCCGTGTCGAGGATGATGAGATGCCGCGCCGGCCTTGGGTCCGGTGGTCTTCTGATCGAAGGGGCCTTCGGCGTGCTTCTCCGCCACCATGGTATGAGCATTCACCTGCCGGGAGGCTGACGCGGGGCTCGGAACAAGACGCTGATCAACGACTGGTTTCGAGGCTGGAGCCGCATGGTCTGGCCGCCGGCCTGGGCGAAGCACAGCGTCTCGGCTATGGCCTGAACATTCCATAGCGTGAGGACCATGCCGCGACTTCCTCGCTCAGCTCTGCGGGGGGTGTTTCGCCCGAGATCACATAATGCGCGACATCGCTTTCGGGGTGGACCAACACCTTTCTCGCGCCGTCGTTCAGCCAGACGGGCACGAGTTGATCGCATAGCGCGTCGAGAATGCGCTCGGCCATGTCGCTCTCGAATGCCGTTCTTCCGGCGAGCGAGCGGATCATGATCGAGATGCCTTCGAGGCAGTTGCGCGGCTCCCGGTTGAAATCCAGCGACACCATCAGGCCGCTGAGGTCTGGCCGCGCTCCATTAGGCAGCGTCTTGATCCTGCGCCAGCCGCAGAACCATGTCCGACAGACATCCGGGCGTGCCGCATGGATGGCGCAGCCATGAGCCGAGAGATGGGGGCAAGCCGTACCGGCCGGCTTCCGGAAGTCGGGCGTCTCGATTTTCAGGGCTTCGCAGCAGGCGGTGCAATCGCCGCACTCACGGCCGCTCACCAGCGGGCCGAGCAGCGTGGCTTCCAGGTCCATGATTTCCGGCATCAT